AATAGCAAGGTTGAATGAGGTTGCATTAACTTCAGCGACCTTTTCTAGTGCTAGGGGTATACAAGTTCAATGTCAAAACGCAGTAAATGAAGCTGTGAGATATATTAATCAAAAAGAATTTCAATATCCTTTTAATCATGCGACAGACACAGAGGTACTGACAGCAGGAGTTGTAAGATACTCCGTTCCTGCTACTACTAAAACAGTAGATTATAATACATTTAGAATTATAAAAGACTCTGATCTAGGTATTATAGGTGGAAGATTAAGGATATTAAATTATAATGACTATATAAACAGTTTTATAACACAAGAAGATGAAATAAATAGCACAACAACAAGCACTACTCACACTGATAGTGTGACGACAATTACAGTTGCAAGTACATCTGGATTTGATAGTGCAGGAACTTTATTTATAGGTAATGAACAAATTACATATACAGCTATAGGTTCTAGCACTACCTTTACAGGGTGTACTAGAGGTGCAAACAGTACAACGGCAGCTTCAATAGCTAGTGGTGTTACAGTAACACAGTTTGATGGTGGTGGTATACCTGAATTTATTGTTAGGACACCTGATAATAATTATCTTTTATATCCTTTTCCTACTAAATCTGTAACAATTAAGTTTGATTATTATACCTTTCCAACAGACATGTCGGCTCATGGAGATACAACAACAGTGCCTGATAGATTTGCCGCAGTAATAGTTGATGGTGCTACAGCATTTGTATATCAGTATAGAGGTGAGACACAACAGTATCAGCTTAATATGCAAAGATTTGAACAGGGTATAAAAAATATGCAAACCCTACTTATTAATAGATTTGATTACATTAGGTCTACTTATATACCACAGTCTAGTGGAGCTAGTAATACTTCAACATTAAATTTAAGGGTGAGTTAAAATGGCAGACTTGTCACAGACAACCCCCTCTGCATTTAACTGTGAAGGTGGTTTAGTATTAAATAAATCTACCTTTATGATGCAACCCGGAGAAGCATTAGAGCTAGAAAACTTTGAGCCTGATATTGAGGGTGGTTACAGAAGAATAAGTGGATTCTCTAAATATGTAACAGCAGTTGTACCACAGACTTCATCTGCTTCAGAAAAAGTACTTATGGTGGCTACTTTTGGTAGCAAAGTACTAGCAGCTAGAGGTACTAGTATATTTAGTGCTGACCCCGGAGGTTCATCTTGGACTAGCATAGATAGTGGTAGAACAGGTGCATTAAAGTATAGGTTTGAAAGATTTAACTTTGATGGTACAGATAAAATTGTTGTTGTAGATGGTGTAAATGCACCTACCGTATTTAACTCTAGTTTATCTGCAACAGACGTAAGTGCAAGTTCAGTAGCAGGTTCTAAGTTTGTAGTGTCATTTAAGAACCATATGTTCTATGCAGGTAAGTCAACAACTAAACAAGAAGTAGTATTTAGTGAACCTTTTGATGAAGATGGTTTTAATAGTGGGCAAGGTGCAGGTAGTTTTAAAGTTGATGATGAAGTAACAGGACTTAAAGTTTTCCGTGATGACTTATTTATATTTTGTGAAACTAGAATATTTAAGTTATCAGGAAGTTCAAGTTCAAACTTTGCAGTCACAGATGTAACAAGAGATATAGGATGTATTAACGGTGACACTATTCAAGAATTTGCAGGTGACTTAATATTCTTAGGTCCAGATGGCTTAAGAACTATTGCTGGTACAGCAAGAATTGGTGACGTGGAATTAGGTACTATAAGTTCTAGTGTGCAGTCTATCTTTAATGATAACATAGCTAGTGCATCAGAGTTTGACAGTATAGTTATACCTGACAAGACACAATATAGAATATTCTTTACTAAGAGTTCAGTAGCTGAAAATCAAACTAAAGGTATTATATGTGTTATGAGAGGTCAGAAGTTTGAGTTTGCAGAAATAAGAGGTATAAAACCTGCTTCTACTGACCACTTTGTATCAGAGGGAGATGTAATAGTTTTACATGGTGCATATTCAGGTGGCTATGTGTATAGACAAGAACAAGGTAATACATTTGATAACACTGTAATATTTGGTAAATATAGAAGTCCTGATTTAACTTTTAATGACCCCGGAATAAGAAAACATATGCAAAGGGTTGTTGTTAATTATAAACCTGAAGCAGCCATAGATGCTGACTTATTTGTAAGATACGATTATGAAGCAGCTTCATCAGCAAGACCTGCCGCATATCCATTAGATTCTACAGATGTTGTTGCTATATATGGCACATCATCTTATGGAACACCTACATATGGTGGTGCATCACAGCCACTAGTTAGACAGGCAGTAGAGGGTTCAGGATTTGCTGTGGCATTACGAGTAAATGATGGTGGTTCAACTGCACCATATTCACTTAAAGGTTTTCAGTTAGAATATCAGTTAGGAGCTAGACGTTAAATGGGTGATACATATACAAGACAGTCCTCGTATACAGATGGAGATGTAATAACTGCTTCTCATACCAATGATGAGTTTAATCAGTTATTAGCAGCTTTTGCATCTAGTTCAGGACATACACACGATGGTACTGCCGCAGAAGGTGGACCTATTACTAAACTATTAGGTAATTCACTTACCTTTGGTGCAGGTACAGCAGGTACAGATATAACTGTAACATTTGATGGTGAGACATCCGATGGTGTACTAAAATGGATGGAAGACGAGGATTATTTTGAATTTAGTGATGACATACTTATTGCTTCTACAGAGAAGCTACAATTCAGAGACACAGCAATATACATCAATTCAAGTGCCGATGGACAACTTGACATTGTTGCAGACACAGAAGTACAGATAGCTGCCACAACTGTAGACATAAATGGTGCAGTAGATATATCAGGCAATTTAACTGTAGGTGGCAGTGTTATCATAGGTGGTAATACTTTATCTTCTACAGAGTTATTATTCTTAGATGGTATAACAGCAGGTACAGTAACAGCAAGTAAAGCACTAGTAGTTGATAGCAATAAAGATATTGCAAGTCTACGTAATATTACAATAACAGGTGAGCTTGATGCAGCCACACTTGACATATCAGGAAATGCTGACATTGATGGTACACTAGAGACAGATGCTTTATCAATAGACGGTACAACTATAACTGCTACAGCAGCAGAAATAAACTTAATTGATGGTGGAGCAACTGTAGGCACAACTGCTATAGCAGATGGCGATGGTTTAATTATTAATGATGCAGGTACTATGAGAGTATCTACTGTGCAAACTTTAGCTGCTTATCTTGATGATGAAATAACTGCAATGCCTAATCTTGTAACTACAGCCGCTACAACAGTAGGTGCATTAAATAGTGGTAGTATTACAAGTGGTTTTGGCACTATTGACACAGGTTCATCTACAATAACAACTACAGGTTTAATTACAGGTGGTTCTTTAGATATAGATGATGTTGTTATAAATGGAACAACTATTGGACATACAGATGATACAGACCTTATAACACTAGCAGATGGTATAGCCACAGTAGCAGGTGAAATATCTGTAACTACACTAGATATTGGTGGTACTAACGTAACTTCTACTGCAACAGAACTAAACATTATGGATGGTGATACTTCAGCATCATCAACTACACTTGCAGATGCAGACAGAATTGTAGTCAACGATGCCGGTACAATGAAGCAAGTTGCACTAACTGACTTTGAGACGTACTTTGAATCTGCACTAGACACATTATCAAATGTAACAACAGTAGGTGCGTTAAATAGTGGTTCAATAACAAGTGGTTTTGGTGCAATAGATGTTGGGTCAAGTAACTTAACTGCAACAGGCACTATATCATTAGGTGCTACATCTTTTAATGACAATGCCATTACTAACGTAGGTGACATTGCACTAGATTCTATTAGTGCTGATGGAACAGATATTAATGTAGCAGTATCAGATAACTCTGCAACTGCTTTTACAATTAAACAAGGTTCAGATAATTACCTTGTTATAGATACAGGAAACAGTAGTGAATCTGTGTCTATAGGTACAGGTGTATCAGGCACAGCTATAACATTAGGTCATGGCACATCTGAAGTAACTGTAGGAGATAACTTAACTGTTACAGGTGACCTTACAGTATCAGGCACAACAACTACAGTAAACTCAACAACTGTAAATCTAAACGACCATAATATTGTACTAGATAGTGGTAACAGTACAAGTGCAGTTATCAATGGTGCAGGTATTACAATAGAAGGTGGTTCAGGTGATGATGCTACATTTACTTATAATACAACAGGACCTCAGTTTGAGTTAAAGTTAGGTTCTAGCTTTGAAGACTTACAAACTGCTAAACTAACTGCTACCGAGCTAGATATATCAGGTGATGCAGATATTGATGGTACACTAGAAGCAGATGCTATAACAGTCAACGGAACTGCTCTTGCTACAGTAATTGCAGGAACTACAGTAACAAATTCTACTAATGCTGCACACGTAACTGTTGCAGATAATGAAAACACAAATGAAGAAAACTTAATTACATTTATTGAAGACACTTCAGCTACAGGAAATGTAGGTTTAGAATCAGATGGAGACTTTACATACAATCCAAGTACAGGAACAGTAAGTGCTACTATATTCAAAGGTAACATTGATGCAGTAGATGGAGACTTTGATGGAACTCTTGAAACAGATGCATTATCAATAGCAGGAACAACAGTAACTACAACAGCAACAGAGTTAAACATAATAGATGGAGATACCTCTGCTTCGGCTACTACACTAGCAGATGCAGACAGATTTGTAACCAATGATGCAGGTACAATGAAACAAGTAGCATTAACAGATGTAAAGACTTATTTAACTAGTGCAGGGTTTAGTACAGACGACCCTACAGCACTTGCGATTGCCCTTGGGTAATGCATATTTTACTTGACAAATAAAGCAAAACCGAGTATAATTATATAAAAGGAAAAAGAAATGGCAAATACATTTAGAGTAGTCACATTCGCTGCCGAGCCAAATGCTGCAGGAAGTCCGTATACAATATACACAACTCCGGGTAGTACAACTACAGTGGTGATTGGACTAATACTTACAAACATACATACATCTCAAGTAACCACAGAAGTAGAACTTGTATCTGATACATCAGGTGGTGGTAGGGGAGCAACCAACGGAACAGCTTTCCTAGTGAAGGATGCACCAATACCTGTAGGGTCTTCACTAGAATTACTAACAGGTGGTAAGGTTATACTTGAAGCAACAGACGTATTAAGAGTGGACTGCTCTGTAGCAGACAAACTAAGTGGCACACTAAGTATCATGGAGATAACATAATATGGCATACATTGGCAACAACGTACCTGCTAACTTTCAAGCTCCACCTGCTGTCGTAAGATTTAATGGTGATGGTTCTGATACAACCTTTGCACTTGGAAGAAC